TTACCAGCCTGAACACCGAACGTTGCTAGAACTCCGGTGAAGACGGAGGCGATGAAAGTTGGATCGAGTTTCTGTTCTGGGATTCCAAGTGCAGGTGGTAGTTTAATGTACGCCAACGTGAGGATTCCACCAGACCATACAAGAATACCAAGCCGGACAAAGGTAGATAAAATTGCCAGTTGTTCTTCCTTGTCATCTGCAGCCTCTTTAAGTTTACTCAAAGGACCCTTCTTTTTGGGTTCTTCCTTCTTGACTTCCTCTGACATGATATCTATACAAGGCATTAATATTTAGAAAAAAAGGGGCCGTTTAGCCCCTTGCACCTTGATATACTGGTGTCATCATACCACCATCAGGTGGTCCATCATCCTCATCCTTACGGGCCAGAGCCAACATAAGGAAGTATGGAGTGATGATGAACACTAATGTTTGAAATAGTGTCCAATCGTATGTCATTTTGCCCCCGCCGTCTTTTTGACCACAGCAATAATGGGCAATACGATTAGGGCTGCGGCTGTGATAAATCCCATGTCAAATTACTCCAGGAATAATTTGTCCGGTCACAGCATAGACAGCGCAGATGATGATAAAACCCATCATAGCTGCACGGCCGTTAGCCCGAAAGAAAATGTCTGCGTTAGTTGCGTTGTCCATCAAAAGATGCCGGGAATAATTTGGCCTGTGGTTGCGTATGCTCCCATGGCTGCGACGACACCCAACATGGCTGCCCAACCGTTAATGCGTTCTGCCTTTTCGTTCATTTGTTTTCTCCAAAGTGTTGTTGTAAATTACGACTCTACCATTTTCGTGGGTGAATACTAAATCATCCTCGTGCCCCCAGCAGAGTTCTTCGTATAGGGCGTTCAGTCTCTCCATGTCTTCATAGAGTTGGTTTGGGTTTGTCATCAATACAAATACTCTTCTTGATCAGATAGGATTACACAATCACTTGTAGGATAGGTGACGCAGAGAAGGCAGAGACCTTCTTCTAGTTGATCGTCATCAAGGAATGATTGTTCTTCATTGTCAATCGTTCCGCCGATTACCTTACCAGCACATGAGGAACATGCTCCGGCTTTACAAGAGTATGGTAAGTCTAGTCCTGCTTCTTCCCCAGCTTCTAGAATGTATTGATCCTCTTCACAATTGAATGTGGTTTCGGTTCCATCAGGTTGCTGGATGGTAATAGAGTAAGACGCCATCGGTTTCTTGTCTAGGTAATTTATACTACTATATTGTATAAAATATACTAACCAATGTCAAGTATGTGTCAGATTCCAAACACACCAAAGAAGAACAAGCTTCCAGAAGTTGCGTAGGAAAGAATAGCAGCAACGAAACCGATCATGGCTGTACGGCCATTCAGCTTCTCTGCTTTCTCAGCATACGTTTCATAACCATAGCGCTCAGCTGCGGTCTGGTCAATGTACATACGAGGCTCTTTAGCCCACATGTTTTGTTGACCTTGATCATTAGAACTAACAGTCACAATAGAACTCCTGTGAAGTATTGTTACATTATATATGTTTTCTTTACATTTGTCAACACTTTCAGTCCTAAAACTGGCACATATCAGGCTTTTTTGTACAAAATTCCCTGACATGACCGTGAATATCATGCTCCATCCTATGATGGTAGGAGATATGCATGAGTTGTATAAAAGAAAGAACCCCTGTACATCCTACGAGAACGAGTACAAAGGGGTTGAATAGAAACTTAGTTATCTTCATCTACTGTGGGGGGATTAGGCCATCCTGGAGGACACATAGGAACAGTGAAAGGATCCTTCATAACAAAGTCAATGGTTTTTTGTGTAACCAACGATGGAGATTGTGGACTTGGATCCCATACGGATGGCATGTCCAACCACAACTTATCTGTCTCTTCGTCTGGTGTGATACTCATCACACATAAATCTGGTATTTGATAGTCCATAAAAAAAGAGGGCCACTAGGACCCTCATATTATAACACGTTATCCGTGAATCAGAAACTGAACTTGACGCCCAGCTTACCACCTACGTTCAGGTCATCGAAGTCCTGGTCAGCAGTCAGCATGGAGAGTTCGCCATAAGCACCGAGTCTTTCGGTGATAGCAACGGACGCGCCAACCTTACCGGAGATTTCGGTTTCGGTCTCTTCGCCGTCAACAGATACCAGAGCAGGACCGCCTTGGACATACCAAGCAGCGGACTCACCCAGGTCACCCTCGTAGCCGACATGCAGATCGGTTACAGCACCACTGTAGTCATCACCGACCCAACCAGCGTTGGTTTCGACGTTGACGTAGGGACCTGCAAGGGCAGCGCCTGCGGAAAGTGCGGAAGCAGACAGAGCTGCGAATACAGATTTGAACATTAGTTTTTACCTCGTTTTTACTTGTGGAATGGTTACCCACAGATGGAAAGGGAATCGACAACTCCCTGTTGGTACCCCTGTCTAAAAATTGACAAAAGGTTAAGTATATATACTCCTCAAGAACTTGGAGGAGTATTTTGTTGATTCTCTGACGCACCTGATATCCTACCGAGGTAGGGATCAAAGTTCATCAATTCATCAATAGACATCTGGGCTCCAGCCTGTGACCAGAAGTTAAACTGAGCCTGATAGTTACTCTTGTGGAATACCTCCACATGGTCCTGGTGAATACTGGAACCCAGTTCTGTCTTGTATAACAAAAGGGGAATGGCGTAAGTGTTGCCAGAGTTGTAGATGAGGTCATCAGCAACTGGTCTGGGTCTTACATCATTATCAAGTTTGTACTTGTTACCTCTACAGTGGAGACGAATTAACTTCTCCGCATGATGTCGAGTAATCAAGTAACATGCAGTAGAGAATTCATTTACGAATCTCTTGTGGATTTTGACGTGGACATCACCTGTACAGATGATTGAGATCTGACAAACGTCCCAGTCATAAGGAATCTTACCATAGAAGTCCTTCCATGTAAAGTTCCAGAATCTGACTAGATCTAAA